AACGCACTACAGTCCAACCGAGGACATGTGTTCTATGTTGCCCCGACTCAGGGACAGGCTAGGGATATTATGTGGGGAGTGCTGATTGAGTTGGCTCATCCCATCATTGCGTCCAGTCATGTGAACAACATGCAGATCAAGTTGATCAATGGGTCAACGATATCTCTAAAGGGCGCAGACAGACCAGACACAATGCGAGGAGTTTCATTGAAGTTCCTTGTACTGGATGAATATGCAGATATGAAGCCCCAGGTGTGGGAAGAGGTCTTGAGACCGGCTCTCGCTGACCAGAAGGGTGACTGTCTATTTATTGGAACGCCGAAGGGGCGTAATCATTTCTATGAACTGTATAAATATGCAGAGTTAGAAAATGATGAAACGTACAGAGCATGGCACTTTACTTCGTATGATAACCCGTTACTTGATAACGAGGAGATCGATACAGCGAAAAAGTCTATGTCGTCTTATGCGTTCCGGCAGGAGTTCATGGCCAGCTTTGAGGCTCTGGGTTCAGAGATCTTCAAAGAAGACTGGATTCAATTCTCAGACGACGAAGACGAAGAGTTTGGGGATCATTACATTGCAGTGGATTTAGCAGGCTTTGCAGACGTTGCAAAGGCTAAGTCGGCTAAGAGTAGAAGACTGGATAGCACAGCCATTGCCGTAGTCAAGGCTAACGAGCATGGTTGGTTTGTCAAGGATATCTTGTACGGACGTTGGGACATCAAGAAGACCGCTCAGAAGATCTTTGATGCGGTTGACAAGTATAAGCCAGTTGCTGTTGGTATCGAGAAGGGTGCGCTGAAGAATGCGGTGTTGCCCTACCTTACCGACATTATGAAATCCAGACAGAGATTCTTCAGAGTTGAAGAGTTGACGCATGGTAACCAAAAGAAAACAGACCGTATCGTGTGGGCATTGCAAGGCCGCTTTGAACACGGGCAAATATGGCTCAACAAAGGGGATTGGAATACAGAGTTCTGTGATGAGCTTTTCCAGTTTCCTAATCCGCTAGTTCATGATGACTTAGTGGATGCCTTGGCGTACATAGACCAGTTAGCTAAAGTGGCTTACTACTATGACTACGAAGAAGATGATTTTGAAATCTTAGATGAGATATCGGGGTACTAAAAATGGATTATGAGAATCGCTCACAGATTCTTTCCGGTCTGGAAGATTGGGTTATTGGTAAGTGTGATCAATGGCGTGATCATTATGAAGCAAACTACGAACAGAAGTTCGACGAATACTACCGGCTTTGGCGCGGTATCTGGGACCCGTCAGACAAAATGCGGGAATCAGAGCGTAGTCGTATTATCTCACCTGCTCTCCAACAGGCTGTAGAGTCCTCTGTAGCGGAAGTTGAGGAAGCGACGTTTGGTCGTGGTAAGTGGTTTGACATCCAAGACGACTTAGCTGACCAGAACCCTATCGACGTACAGAAAATCCGTGAACAATTGACTGAAGANTTNGCTAAATCTGGTATTCGTAAGTCTGTAGCGGAATGTTTGATCAATTCTGCAGTCTTTGGTACTGGTATGGCCGAGATCATCCTCGACGAAGAGCTAGAGATGCGCCCTGCAACGCAACCAATCATGGATGGAGCGATGCAAGCCTATGGGGTAACCGAAGCTGAGCGCTACAAAGTAAAATTAAAGCCAATTTTACCCCAAAACTTCTTAATTGACCCGGTAGCTACCTCTATTGACGACGCTTTAGGCGTTGCAATCGATGAATTTGTTCCTAAACATCAGGTAGAGCAGGGAATAGAGTCCGGAATCTACCGAGATGTAGAGATCGATAACTACTACACGGATACTGACCTTGAAGCAGACAAGAATTTGACCATGTATACGGACGATAAAGTTCGTTTGACTAAGTATTATGGTCTTGTGCCGTCTGAATTGTTCTATGAAGCCATCAAAGAAGAAGATGAAGAAGAATATTTTGGCGATAAGAAGGAAGGACAGTACATTGAGGCTATCGTAGTCATCGCTAACGGCGGAAAACTACTTAAAGTAGAAGAAAACCCGTACATGATGCGAGATCGTCCAGTGATTGCGTTCCCTTGGGACATCGTTCCGGGTCGTTTCTGGGGTCGTGGTGTTTGTGAGAAAGGCTACAACGCTCAGAAAGCCCTTGACACAGAACTTCGTGCGCGTATTGATGCCTTGGCACTAACAGTCCATCCAATGCTCGCTGTGGACGCCTCACGGCTTCCTAGAGGGGCTAAAATGGAGATTCGTCCGGGTAAGACTCTGTTGACCAACGGAAACCCTTCAGAGATCCTACAGCCGTTTAAGTTTGGTACCTTAGATGGTAACTCATTCCAGCAAGCCGGTGCATTACAAACAATGGTGCAAATGGCGACTGGTGCAATCGATGCGGCAGGTATTCCAGGCTCTATCAACGGAGACGCGACAGCCGCTGGTATCTCTATGTCACTTGGTGCAATCATCAAGCGTCATAAGCGTACCTTGATCAACTTCCAAGAAGCATTCTTGATCCCTTTTGTCCAGAAGGCCGCTTGGAGATACATGCAGTTTGATCCAGAGCTATACCCTGTTCAGGACTACAAGTTTGTAGCATCTTCATCACTTGGAATAATTGCTCGTGAGTATGAAGTGACTCAGTTAGTCCAATTACTACAAACAATGGGTCAAGACTCTCCAATGTACCCAATGTTGGTTCAATCAATCGTTGACAACATGAACTTGAGTAATCGTGAAGAGATTATCCAAGGTCTTCAGCAGGCGATGCAACCTAACCCAGAAGAGCAACAGATGCAACAGGCTCAAATGGATCTACAGATGCAACAGGCTCAAGCAACTCTGGCGACTCTGCAGGCTCAAGCGGCTGAAGCGCAATCTCGTATCCAACAGAACAATGTCGAGACTCAATTGCTTCCATACGAAGCTGAGACAGATCGACTCAAAGTTTTATCAACAAATCTACAACCTGGCGATCAAGACGAAAAAGAATTCCAGCGTCGTGCCAAGGTTGCAGAGTTGTTGTTAAAAGAGCGGTCCATCGCATCCGATGAGGCCATTGTAGAGAAACAAATGAAAGGTGACAATGATCAATGATCACACAGCAGGACATGAATAAAGTAGTTAATCAAGTAAACCAGATCTTAGACGGCATCAACAAGCGTTTAGAGGCACTTGAAGCGGCTCAGAAGGCTGAAAAGACTACACCAACTAGAAAGACTGCGTCAAAGACTTGACTTTTGGCACGATTTGTGCTAGAATATTTCTATATAGTAGCAACGCACCAAAGAGGAGAATGTGTTGACTCCGGAAGAAGAGAAGTATTATGAAACATACTTCGATTTGTTTCTTACTGATGGTTGGAAACAATTTGTAACTGAGATAACTGACATCCTTAATGATCATCGAATTGAAGACATTAAGGGTGTTGAACATTTAGCTCACATACAAGGTGAGCGATCTGTCTTGAATAGAATCGCATCTTTCGAGGCAGGTATAAGAAACAGCTACGATTATATCTTGGAGGCATCTGATGCTAAAGAGACATGATTTTAGATGTACCAACTGCCACAAGGTTGAAGAGCATTGGGTAGACTCTAATGAAGAGTTTGTCACATGTTTGGATTGTGGCGAAACCGCACAGCGGATAATCTCTCCGATCTCTACGAAGTTTAATGGCACCGGATGGCCCGATGCTGATGATAAGTGGGCAAGAGATCATGAAAGAGCCGCTAGAAAACCATGATGATCCATAATGCTAAATCTAGCACGGAGTTTTAATAATGGCAACATTTATCGAGCGTCCAGAAGACGACAACGAAGAGTACGCAGAACTACCAACTGAAGAGACTATAGAGTCTGAAGAGCCAGAGCAACCTGAAGAGGTAACTGCTGAGGTTGAAGAAGAGGAAGTTCCCGACAAGTATAAAGGCAAATCCGCTGTGGAGATTGCCAAGATGCACCAAGAAGCTGAGAAGCTATTGGGACGTCAGAGTTCAGAAGTCGGAGAGTTGCGTAAAATCGTTGATGACTTTGTAAAGACACAACTTGAGCAACAACAAAAAAGCCCACAGGCACAAGCAGATGAGCCAG